CTACTCCATTCCCGCAGACGTCTTGTTCAATGGATTAAGTCTTACTGCATCTTCAAGATGGTCAGGAGCAAAATGCGCATATCGCATCGTCATTTTGATGTCGGTATGGCCGAGTACGCGTTGCAAGACCAAAATATTGCCACCATTCATCATAAAGTGACTGGCGAAGGTGTGGCGCAAAACGTGGGTAAGTTGTCCTGCCGGTAGTTCGATGCCTGTTCTTTCCAGTGCAGACCGAAATGCGCCATAACAATCACTAAACAATCGACCTTTTTTATCATCAGGCAGTGACTCGTAGAGCTCTTTGCTGATGGGAACAGTACGGTTTTTTTTACCTTTTGTGTTGGTGTAGGTGATTTTGTATTTCGCAAGCTGGCTTTTTTTCAGACTCTCAGCCTCAGACCACCGGGCGCCAGTGGCGAGACAGATTCTGACCACAGTTTCTAAATCAGGGTGGTCATGCCGTTTACATTCTCCGAGCAGTTGCGAAATCTGGTCGTGCGTTAGCCAGGCCATTTCCATTTCTTCTGTGCGGAATGGGCGCATGTTTTTCAGTGGGTTTTCGCCCTTCCATTCTCCTAGGCGGTTTAGCTCATTGAACACAGCCCGGAAGTAGGCAAGCTCAAGATTAAGCGTGCGAGGCGATACCTCTTTCACTCTGTTTGAACGGGCATACTCACCTTTTAACCGTTTTTCTCGGTAGCGGGAAAACATCTGCGCATCGAAATCGCGTGCGAGTGGTTCGCCCATACACTCAAAAGCATGGTGCATGGATAACTGGCGTTTCAAGCCGTCTTTCAGTGTAATGCCATGAGCGCTATACCATGAATCAACCAGCTCTTTTAACGTGCGCCTGTCTTCCTTTTCTTCCTGCCACGGGTTTTGAACGGTGTACTGCTCAAACGCCAGAGCTTCGCCCTTAGTGGCGAATTTCTTTCTGATACGTTTGCCTTTTGCTCCGTTTGGGTAGAGCTCACAAATCCAACCGCCAGCCGGATTTTTACGGACAGTCATCAATTAACCTCGCTGTATACACCCACTACGCGGCCAATCGTTTTTATCTCATCAATCCCGCACTCAAACGGTACTTTTCCACCTGCCACATGCAACCTTTTACCGGGTAGAACCGTTAACTCTCGGAGGCTGATTGCGCCCTCAACATCAACAATCCAGAGGCCGTCAGCTAAAGGCGCATCTTTCTCAGCGATGTAGCTTTTGCTCTCGCTTCTGACACAGATGGCACTTTTCAAGGGCTTTTCGAAAAGCTCGGGGTCGATATTCAAAACTCCAGTTTTAGTGATCCTGCCTTCACTTAATGTGAATGACTGGAGCTCGTAAGACGATTTTGAGTTTTCATCTGATTTTTGTGGTCCTTTCCCAGTCAGGATCCATTGGATATTGACACCAGTCTCAAGGGCGCAGAATACAGCAAAATCATAGGAGACGTTGCTCCGCGTATAGCGGTTTTGCAGCGTGCTAGCTGCGATATTGAAATGATTAGCGAGCTGGATTTTCTGTGTGAAACCGTAGACCTGACAGATTCTGTCTAAAACTTCCTCGTTTGATATTTGGCTTTCAAAGTCCATAAATCACATTCTCATGTTGACCAATGCGAATAATCGCATTAGGATTCGATTATTGGTGTCAGTTGATGGCAAACGTCGGCAAAACTTTGGCAATCACTGTCAGAAATTTTCAAATAAGGAATCATGCAATATGGCTTCTGAAATCGCAATCATCAAAGTGCCTGCACCTATCGTTACTCTGCAACAATTCGCAGAGCTTGAGGGTGTTTCTGAACGCACCGCTTACCGCTGGACAACTGGCGACAACCCTTGTGTACCAATCGAACCCCGTACTATCCGTAAAGGCTGCAAGAAAGCAGGTGGCCCGATTCGTATTTATTATGCACGCTGGAAAGAAGAGCAGTTGCGTAAGGCATTGGGTCATTCCCGTTTTCAACTCGTCATCGGCGCTTAATTCACTTTATGTGAATTGTAAGGATGCAACATGTTTGATTTTCAGGTTTCCAAACATCCCCACTATGACGAAGCGTGCCGGGCTTTTGCGCAGCGTCACAACATGACAAAGCTGGCCGAGCGTGCGGGTATGAACGTTCAAACGTTACGTAACAAGCTCAACCCGGAACAGCCTCACCAGTTTACGCCGCCTGAATTGTGGCTACTGATTGACCTGACAGAAGACTCAACCCTCGTTGATGGTTTTCTGGCGCAGATTCATTGCCTGCCATGCGTACCGGTTAATGAGCTGGCTAAAGACAAATTGCAGTCTTATGTCATGCGCGCAATGCGTGAACTCGGCGAACTGGCAAGCGGTGCGGTATCTGATGAACGTCTGACCTCTGCCCGTAAGCACAACATGATTGAAAGCGTTAATGCTGGCATTCGCATGTTGTCATTATCGGCTCTGGCGCTGCATGCGCGTCTGCAAACTAATCCCGCTATGTCGAGCGTGGTTGATACCATGAGCGGTATTGGCGCATCGTTCGGGCTTATTTGAGGTGCGTATGTTGAAAAGTGAACCGTCATTCGCGTCTCTGCTCGTAAAGCAAAGCCCCGGAATGCACTACGGCCACGGCTGGATCGTAGGTAAGGACGGCAAGCGTTGGCACCCTAGCCGCTCACAGGCTGATTTACTGGCTGGCCTCTCAACTCAAAAGCAGGGGGAATCATGGCTATCGAAGCTGTTTCCGCAACTGTTCCGCTAAGAGCGGGTGAACGTCTGGCTGGTCTCAATCATGTGGCTGAATTGCGCGCGAGATATTGGGGCGATAGCTGGAAAGAGGTTGAGCGCTTTGTCGATGATATGCGCGATAAACGTGATCCACAATTTGAAGAAAATAATCGGGCGCTGGCCGCTATTTTCTTTCTGGCAAAAATACCGGCGGCTCGTCATGAGCTCGAATTAAGTGAGCTGACTACTGACGAGAAAAAGGCGCTTATTACAGCGATGAATCATTTTCGTGCAGTGGTGAGTTTATTTCCCAAACGGCTAACCATGCCGAATTAATCCAGACAGAAATTTAATGGCGTAAACCCGCCGGGCTTCTTATTGCCCGAAATCAGGAGAAGTTCATATGCAGAAAGAATTACCAAAAATGTTTGTTGCTGAAAGTGATCCTCTTATGGCCGTGATTGACATAGCCAAGCGTGAAGAGCGCAAAGGTCGTGCTCTTGCCGTTTCAATCCGCCTTGAGGCGCTGGCAACTCATATAGCAAATAAAGGTTTGAATGGAATTGAAGCTGCAGAGCTACTGCGCCGTGAAGCTACCCGCTATGAAAATGAATCAATGGAGCTGCATTAATGGCCGACGCAATGGATTTAGCACAACAGCGCGAGCAGGAAGACCGCGAGCGCCACATCAATAACGCGCGCCGCCGTATCGCTGCACCTTCTCGTTTCTTCTGCGAGGAATGTGACGCACCTATCCCGGAAGCTCGCCGCATTGCGATTCCGGGCGTGGCCTTTTGCGTAGCCTGCCAGCAAATTGCGGAACTAAAATCTAAACATTACCGGGGGATATGAATTGGCTGTTCAGTTCGCGTTTCCGTGGAATGCTCCACGGTCGGCAATCGCCAGTCCATATCTTACTTATGATCAACAGTATCGCCGCGACCGTATGTTCGCGGCTTTGCTGCATGCGAGAAAGGCACTTTCTCTTCAGCCAGAGTGTGTGCGTTTTGATGTCTACCGCACCGCTGCGGTGCTGGAACAAAATCAGGGCAGTCAACGAGCCAATGCTGTTTTAATCAGCTTTTGCAAAAAGGCATTGCCGCGTCTTGAATTGGTTACCAAAAAATACGAATGCGCAGGTATCAACAGCACCGTATCAGCCGCTGTTTTTGACGGTCATTTCGATACAGAGCTTATGCAATATCTGGCGTCACGCATGGTCAATATGGTTGCCAGATATAACCGGCTCCCGGATATGTCACGCGCCGATATTGACTTGCTGGCCGCTGATATCGCTAATTTTATTCGCGCAGAATTGGCCGACATTGATGACACAGGATTCAGCGAGCTCAAAACGCTGTACACCTGGTATATGCGCGCCGGTTTTATTTCCATGCAATTCAATGTGACTCCGCCGCATTGGGAGAGGGTGACAAAGAAATATGTCGGTGAGAATGAAGTCGCACCAGCAGTTATGCGCATGTTTAATGAGGTCTGGTGGCGTGGTCGTCTGCGCCGCGTTGCGGCTGCATGGCGAGAACACCTGCAAATTGCTGTTGGCAACGTCAGCAAGAAAAGACACGCCTACGCGAGTAAAAACTGCGTGACTGACTGGCGCGAGCAGAAGCGCCGCACACGCGAATTTCTCAAGGGTCTGGATCTCGAAGACGAAGACGGCAACCGCATCAGCCTGATTGAAAAATACGACGGCTCGGTCGCTAATCCAGCAATACGCCGCTGCGAGCTGATGACCCGCATCCGTGGGTTTGAAAATATCTGCAATGAGCTCGGTTATGTCGGGGAGTTTTACACCCTGACCGCACCGTCTAAATATCACGCCACCATTAAAGCGGGCTACCGTAACAGCAAATGGAACGGAGCCAGCCCATCGGACACGCAGAGTTATCTAACCGGCCTTTGGGCGCGCATTCGCGCCAAGCTGCACCGGGAAGACATCCGCATTTTCGGTATACGTGTTGCCGAGCCTCATCACGACGGCACACCGCACTGGCACATGCTGATGTTCATGTTGCCGGAAGATGTTGAACGTGTGCGCCTCATCATCCGTGATTATGCGTGGGAGGAAGACCACCACGAACTGAGAAGCGAGAAAGCAAAAAAGGCGCGCTTTCATGCCGAAGCCATTGACCCAGAAAAGGGCAGCGCTACCGGATATGTCGCTAAATATATTTCCAAAAATATCGACGGCTATGCTCTCGATGGTGAAACCGATGACGAAAGCGGTGAGCTGCTGAAAGAGACAGCGCCTGCTGTTTCAGCATGGGCGGCACGCTGGCACATCCGTCAGTTTCAGTTTATCGGCGGTGCGCCGGTGACGGTCTACCGTGAGTTGCGTCGTCTTGCTAATACTGAAACCGCACATGGCCTGAGCGTTGAGTTTGCCGCCGTTCATGATGCCGCCGACGCCGGTGACTGGGCTGGTTATGTTAATGCTCAGGGTGGGCCATTTGTCCGTCGCGATGATTTACAGGTGCGCACGTTGTATGAGCCACGCACCGAGTTTAACCAGTATGGCGAGGAAACCGTCTGCATCCGTGGTGTGTACGATTCCACCGTCGGCGCAGGCACTCCGATTTTAACCCGGCTCACGCAGTGGAAAATTGTTCCGAAGCGTGCCGTTGATTTGGCCGTTGACGTTAAGGGCGCTCCTGCGCCCTCTCGGAGTTCTGTCAATAACTGTACGGGAAGCGAAAGCGATCCGCCGGAGCTGGATTTATCCAAACCGTTGAGTCGAAGTGAAAGGCGGAAGCTAACAGCTAGACTCAGGGACAAAAAACGGGTTACCAGGCGTGATTTTATCCACGGAACGGATAAACAAATTGCAGCCATTGACAGAACAATAGACGAGATTCAGCTCACTACCGGCGAAACCATTAGCCGGGGTGAGGCCCTGCACCTGATGGCCGGTGGCAAAAGTTGCATAAACGGCAAATGGTGCCGTGGTTCATCAACTGGTGAAATTTTCCCGGCAGCACCATCGCACCGAGCGCAGGCCAGACAAATCCTAAATCGAGTCGCGGGGTTAGCGTCAGTTACTAAGTTAAGACTGTAACTAATTCATATCCATATCATGCACATACGTCCTTTTATAGCGTAACTTTTTCTTTCATCTTTTTATCGATACGTGATACTGTGTATTTATACAGTATCCCGTATTGGAGGTTGTGTGGATAGAGAGTTAAACGAGCAAGTCATGATTGAACGGGTCGAGATGATTGCGCGTCTGACGACAGAGGGTGTTTGTCAGGAAAGAGATCGTGAAATTGCTTTGAATTTAATTGCGGAAATTGCGAGAGGGAACTTGATGAAAAACAATTCTTTTTCAGTTGTTTTCGCTCCCGCTCCTGTTGAACAAAGATTAAAAAAAGGGGGCGAAGTGAGGGTTAATATCACGTTGGATAAAGATCAAAAAATTGGGCAACAAGTTGTTGATGCTTTTCAGTGCGAATTGACCCGACGGGTGCAATCAATTTTCCCATCAACGCGAGTGACGGTAAAAAAAGGGTCAATGACAGGCGTAGAGCTGGTTGGGTTCGACCAGGAGTCAGACCGTGAAGCGTTGGACGGTATCCTTCAGGAAGTATGGGAAGATGAGAGCTGGCGTTAGTTCCTGAAAAATGTATAACCATCGACCCCGTGTTTGATAGCATGGGGTTGTTATGTATGGGGATTACACATAAAGGAAAATCATGGATACCGTAATAGCATTCTTATCTTTGGCACTCTTTATTACTTTTATCGTGGGTTTAATCAAGCCGTCTCTGGTTCGGATGCCGAACCGTAAGCGCTCCAGTGCGGTTTACCTTGGTGGCTGTCTCGCGTTGGGCGCTATTGGCTCAATTTTATGGCCGACTGAAAAGAGCCAGCCTGTTGTAAAAAATGATGCACTGGAGGTGAAAGCGGAACCGGCTACGCCAACGTTTGAGTATGCAGATAAAACCCTCAAAGAATATCGCAATGAGCCAAAAGAAACCCGACACGATATCGTTAAAAACTATGTTGATTTCAAAAGTGTACCGGCCAGCTCTACTGATGTTTTTTATGCTTGTATGAGTGAGTACACTTTTACTAAAGATGATACATTAAAGCTCGGTGATGTGTTGGGGTGGTGTTTCAATGACTTCGAGAAAGAGCCGCAATCTCTGAATAATAAAATCAACCTTGACGCATTTCAGAGTAATTTCAGCGGTTGGGATGGCTCTTATCGCCCGTTAGAAAGACTAATAAAATCGAACATGAATGATGATTCGTCTTACAAGCATGTTTCTACCGCCTATCATCTGATTTTGAACAAAGACCCGCATGCCATTGTAAAAACCACGTTTAGAGGTACAAACTCATATGGTGCAGTTGTAAAAGAGACTATCGCCGCTCGCGTCGATGTGCGAACCGGTAAGATCGTTTCGATACTCGATAATTAACTTATAAAGCTACAAACTCCGCCGGTGCTGAAACTTGTTTTCAGTGCTGGCGGGGTTGAACAACGAGTTACACGAGGCGTTAGAGTTGATTGATTTTTTTCTCGATTTGGAAGGGGTTATTATGATGCTATCAAGTGCTACTCACATCTTTAGGTTTCGGGGTGATAACATCAACACCATAAACGAACTTGTTAATAATGAGATTTGGCATTCGAAAATCAGTGGCCTAAATGACCCATTTGATATGTTCTTTAGTTTTGATGCGGAAGAATTGAGGCGGCTTGATAAGTCTGATATTGCGACAATAATAAAAAATACAACCTTTCTTAAAGAAAATAGGAGGGCTGTTGAAGAGTGCTTCTATAAAAATGAGTTGGAACCAATTTACAAGTACATTACTGATTTTTGGGGGGAGGGTTTTGCCGTCGATTTACTAAATGATTTTCATAAAAGCATTGCAACCGCATGTTTTACAAAAAAATATGATAGTAGATTAATGTGGGGGTATTACGGTAACGGGATGAAGGGATTATGCTTGGCATATAATAAAGAAAAACTGAAAGCTGCTGGTATTGAGTTTTCAGATGTGATCTATACCCGTGAAGCTCCAAAAATTAATATATATAAACACCTGCTTGAGAAAATGCGAGACGAGCCACTAACCATAAATGGTGGTTTTTCATTAGTTAAGCATTCTGATTGGGAGCATGAGGAAGAAGTTAGGAGCTTGAAACACAAAAAAGGGGATGACGTCTACGAACATTTGCCCGGTTTTGCTGTTCCATTGCAAGGGCGTTGCATTGACGCAATAATTATCGGTGAGCGTTTAGCCGGAGATATGAGAGTTTTTATCGAAAATTTTGCTAAAAATAACGATATTGAAATACTGGTAGCAAAGGCTGATTTTACAAACTATAGGATCCAGCTTGATTCTAAATAAGCTATGCATTCACTGTGTGCACGTTTTTGCATGTGTTGGACCTGCCTGTTCTAACCGTGATTCGCTAGATCTGGCGCGGCTCCAGATAGGCAATGCAATTGCATTAAAACCGACCCATGAAGCGGGCAGGCGAGGCGGGGAAAGCACTGCGCGCCAGCGTACTTTTGCGCATTTATTTTTTGCAGCCTGAGCGCGTCGCTGTGCCGCGCAGGTTCGCGAGGGTGTCGGTGGGTGGTGCGGGGGTGTTTGAGGGCGTGGCGGGCTTCTGAGGCGGTCAGGCGTGGGGGTAAGAAAAAGCCGCCCGGAGGCGGCGGAAATCAGTCACTTTCGGTGTCGAGGGTGTAACTTTTGAACCGGATCACCTCCTGACCGGCCCACGCGTTGACCTCGCGCATCCGGTCCTGTAGCGGGATGAGCTCGTTACGGACAAACACCTTTGCCACCTTCTCGATATCGCCGAGCGAACCGACGTTTTCCGGCTTGCCGCCCATCAGCTGGAACGGGATGCGGTGAGCGTCGAGCAGGTCGGCGGCGCTGACTTTTTTGATATTGAAGAAATCGTCTTTCGTTGCCACCTCACTGAGCGGCACAATTTTAATGCCGTCTGGTTTTCCGTGCGGTGCGTAGAAAAACAGATTTTTGAAGTTGCCGAGCCCCTTCGAACTGCGCATCGCATCGCGCAACGCCTCAACATCGGTACCGCTTTGCGCGGCGTCCGTCACATACATGATGTAACCCGCATGCGCCCCGTTCTGGTAATACTTGCGACGGAACAGCGTCGCCGCTTCATTCAGCCAGGCGGAGTTTAGCGCGCTGAGATATTCCGGCATGCCGTACAGCTCCTGGTTGATGTCTGGCTCCAGCAGGTGGAATACGGATCCCGGCGCGAACGGGTGCGGCTGGTCAAATGACGGCACCCACCAGTAGACATCATCTTCAATACCACGCCGCGTGTATTTAGCCGGCGACGCTTCCAGCTTCAGCGGGCGACCGGTGACACTCTTTCGGAGCTCTAAAAACGCGTTGCCAAACACCAGAAAATCAAGCGCGAAGCGGCTGAAGTCCTGTTGTGACAGTAGCGGGTGCGGAATAAACGTTGAGGCCAGAATGTTGCGCTTAACGTAAATTGGCGAGCTGTGATGAACGGCGGCGCGCAGGCTTTTCGCCAGCCCGTTAAAGCTGACCGGCGGTTCGAACCAGCGGCCATTATTGACGCATTCCACGTAATCCAGAATATCGCGGCGGTCGAGCACGGCGCTCGGTTCACCAAAGGTAAACGCCCCCATTTTTTGGGGCGCGCTGTCTTTCATGTTGCGCGGGCGCTTTTGTGGCTGTGGCTTGCGGCCTTTGTATTTACTCATCAGTTGAACTCCAGAATGGATGATGTTACCTGGCCGCTGCCAGCGGTAAGCGGTTCGTTTAACAGCGCGTGCATGGTCGCCCAGGCGACGTCCGCGTGACTGGCTTCCTCGGTGCGGCTGGCCTCATAGGTGGCGCTGCGCCCGCTGCTGGTCATGGTCTTACGGATTGCCATAAACGAGGTGGTGATGTCGGTGGCGCTGACGTCATATTCGAGACAGCCACGGCGGATAACGTCTTTTGCTTTCAGCACCATTGCGGTTTTCATTTCCGGCGTGTAGCGGATATCGCGGGCGGCGGGATAAAACGAGCGAACCAGCTGGAAGACGCCAATACCGAGGCCGGTCGCATCGATACCGATGTACTCGACGTTGTATTTTTCGGTGAGCTGGCGAATGGATTCGGCCTGGGTCGCAAAGTCCATGCCTTTCCACTGGTGACGCTCCAGAATGCGGAACTTGCCACCGGCGACAACCGGCGGCGCGAGCACCACACACCCGGCGCTGTCGCCGCTGTGCGACGGGTCGTACCCAACCCACACCGGACGGGAGCCGAACGGGTTGTCGGCGAACGGCGCAAAGTCTTCCCACTCTTCCAGACTGTCGACCATGCAGCGTTGCAAATCCTCGAACGGGAACACCGACGCCTTGTCGTCAACGAACTCGCACATAAACAGATTGCGGAAGTCGTCGACGCTGTTTTCGCGCTGGAGTTGCTCCAGATTGAACAGCGTACATCCCCCGGCGAGCGCATCCTCAATGGTGACAATCTGCCTCCACTGACCGTCGGGACACGCCACGCCAGCGGCGAGCGCGTCATGACTGATATCGATGTCGACCCGCTCGCTGGCGCGGGCGCGTCCACGGTTGAACAATTCCCCCGACCAGAACGGGTAAGCGCCGTGCGCCAGGGTTGAAGGCGTCGAAAAGTAGGTGCTGCGCAGGTGGCTTTGTGAGGCCATGCCCGACGACACTTTGCGTAGTTTCTGGAAGTTGGGGATCCAGAATATCTCATCGACATACAGGTCGCCGTTGTGGCTCTGCGCGGTGTTTGAGTTGGTGCCGAGAAAAATCAGCTTTGCGCCGTTGTTGCCGATGACAATCGGGTCGCCGGTCAGGTCGACATCGACCAGGCGGGCAAACTGAATGATGTACTCGCGGAATACATACGCCTGCGTCTTACTCGCTGACAGGAAAATCTGGTTATGGCCGGTTTTCAGCGCATGCAGCAGCGCCTCGCGGGAAAAGTAGAACGTCGCCCCAATCTGGCGCGATTTCAGAATGTCGCGAATACGGTGCTCAAGCCCGGCGCGGTGCCAGCGGAGCTGATACTCGAAAGACTCCGCGAAAAAAATCTCTTCCAGTTTCTCGATAGCCTCGTCGCTGAAAAAGTTCTTTGTCGGTTTTTTTCGGTCGCCTTTGTTGCGGTTGGCCACATTGGGATTAAGGTCAACCTCGTTTCCGGTCTGGCCATAGCGATTAATGCGTGCAAAGCGCTCCATCTGTCGGGCCAGAAAATCCGCCACCTTGAAATCGTGGGGTGTCAGGTTGGGCTTTGCGTAGAGCTGAATCAGCCGGGCCTCTAAGGTGCTTTCGACCCTGTTCAGCGGTGCGGTTTCCTCCCACTGGTCGCGCTGTTTCCAGCTCTGCACCGTCGGGCGTTTGGTCTGCAACATTTCGGCAATCTGCGGCACGGAAAACCCCTGCCAGTACAGTAAAGCCGCCTGGCGTCGCGGGTCGTTTAATAAAGTGGTGTCGGTGGTGATGGTCATGGATGCCTCGCCGTGGTTGATACAGGGCAAGGCTAAAGAAACGGGTGATGCGAATCGCTAAGGTGCTGTTGTGTGAGGGATAAGCCATCCGGGATTGATAGCGGGTGGGCGGCGACGTCGGGAAACTAACCCCGACCCGTTAACCCGATATCAGGACTCCTGACAATGGCAAAAAAAGTTTCAAAATGGTTTCGCATCGGCGTCGAAGGCGATACCTGTGACGGCCGCGTTATCAGCGCGACGGATATTCAGGAAATGGCAGAGACCTTTGACCCCCGCGTCTATGGTTGCCGCATTAACCTCGAACACCTGAAAGGCATTCTGCCGGATGGCCCGTTCAGTCGTTACGGCGATGTGGTCGAGCTGAAGTCTGAAAAGATTGACGACGATTCGGTACTGAAAGGCAAGCTGGCGCTGTTCGCCAAAATCACCCCGACCGATGACCTGATCGCAATGAATAAAAAACTGCAGAAGGTCTACACCTCAATGGAAATTCAGCCGAATTTCGCCAATAGCGGTAAATGCTACCTGGTTGGCCTGGCGGTGACCGATGACCCGGCCAGCCTCGGCACCGAATACCTCGAATTTTGCCGGGGTGCCAAATTTAACCCCCTCAACCGCTTCAAAGCCGAGCCGGGCAACCTGATTTCCGTCGCCACCCTCGCCGAGCTGGAGTTTGAAGACCAGGCGGAAAATGTCTTTACCGCCCTGAGCGACAAAGTGAAAGCGATCTTCAGCCGCAAACAGGCCAGCGATGACGCCCGTTTTCAGGATGTGCATGAGGCCGTGACGACCGTCAGTGAGCATGTGCAGGAAAACCTCACTGCTACTGAACAGCGTCTTGCCACGCTGGAAAATGCCTTTGCGACGCTGAAACAGGACGTCACCACGAAGGCCGACCAGACCAGCCAGGCATTCAGCCAGTTAAAAACGTCGCTGGATAAAACCGAAAGCACCACGCAGCCACGTCGCAAGCTTTCCACCGGTGGCGGTGGCGATGAGCTGCTGACCGACTGCTAAACGGTCGTGAATTTATCGCCGGGCGACAGGCTTGCCCGGTCAGACAACCCGATTTAACCCAACAGGAAAGACTATGCGTCAGGAAACCCGTTTTAAATTCAATGCCTACCTGTCCCGCGTTGCCGAGCTGAACGGCATCGACACGGACGACGTGAGTAAAAAATTCAACGTCGAGCCGTCCGTCACGCAAACCATGATGAACACCGTGCAGATGTCCTCGGCCTTTTTGCAGAAAATTAATATCGTGCCGGTGGATGAGCTGAAGGGTGAAAAAATTGGCGTCGGCGTCAATGGCACTATCGCCAGCACCACGGACACCAACAGCGGCAAGGAGCGTAAAACCGCCGACTTTACCGCGCTGGAGTCCAAAAAATACGAGTGCGATCAGGTCAACTTTGACTTCCACTTCAAATATAAAAAGCTGGATTTGTGGGCGCGCTTCCAGGACTTCCAGCGCCGTATTCGCGATGCCATCATCCAGCGGCAGGCGCTCGATTTCATCATGGCCGGGTTCAACGGCGTTGAGCGCGCCGAAACCTCTGACCGCGCCACTCATCCGATGTTGCAGGATGTCGCCGTCGGCTGGCCGCAGAAATACCGCAATGAAGCGGCGACCCGCGTGATGAGCAAAATCGTCGACGAGGAAGGGAACGTGGTTTCCGCTGTGATCCGTGTGGGTAAAAACGGCGATTACGTTAACCTCGATGCGCTGGTCATGGATGCCACCGACAACCTGATTGACGAAATTTATCAGGAAGATTCGGAGCTTGTCGCGATTGTGGGTCGTAAGCTGCTGGCCGACAAATATTTCCCGATCGTCAACAAAGACCAGCCCAACAGCGAAGCGCTCGCGGCTGACATCATCATCAGCCAGAAACGCATCGGCAACCTGCCCGCCGTCCGTGTGCCGTACTTCCCGGCGAACGCGATTATGGTGACGCGTCTCGATAACCTGTCCATCTATTTCATGGATGAAAGTCACCGCCGCTCCATCATCGAAAACCCGAAACTCGACCAGGTGGAAAACTACGAATCGATGAACATCGATTACGTGGTCGAAACCTACGCCGCCGGGTGCTTCATTGAAAATATCAAGCTGGGCGATTTTTCTGCCGCGCAACCGGAGGGCTAACCGATGACGAGCCCCGCACAGCGTCACATGATGCGGGTCTCGGCCATTGAAACCGCGCAGCGGGAAAACAACCCGCTGCGGCATGCCACTGCCTACGAGCAGATGCTGGTTAAGCTGGCCGCAGACCAACGCACGTTAAAAGCCATCTTTGGTAAAGAGCTGAAAGCCACGAAAAAGCGCGAGCTGCTGCCGTTCTATCTGCCGTGGGTCAGTGGCGTGCTGGAACAGGGCAAAGGTGCGCAGGATGACATCGTGATGACCGTCATGCTGTGGCGTCTCGATGTCGGCGATATCGGCGGCGCGATGGATATTGCCCGCTACGCGTTTAAGTACGGTCTGACCATGCCAGGCAAACACCGCCGCCCGCCGCAGTACATGTTTACCGAAGAGGTGGCGCTCGCCGCCATGCGCGCCCATGCCGCCGGTGAACCGGTCGTCATCAGCCAGCTGCTCGACACGCTGGCGCTGACCGCCGCCGCCGATATGCCTGATGAAGTGCGCGCAAAACTGCACAAAATCACCGGCCAGGTGTTGCGGGACAACAAACAGCCCGCCGACGCGCTGGCCCACCTCAAGCGAGCGATGCAGCTCGATTGCCAGGCAGGCGTCAAAAAAGACATTGAACGGCTTGAGCGTGAGCTGAAGCCCAAACCGGCAACGGTCGTTAAAGCCCCGGTAAGAGCGCCGCGCGCCGTGAAAACCACGGCACCGGCTAAACGTGGCCGACCGAAAAAGACCGCCGGTTAACAGAATGCGCCCCGCGCCAGGGCGGCACGCCGGTCGATGAGGGTGTTTTACACGACCTGAGACCGGCGTCCACCGCCCACCTATTCAGAGGTAGTCATGACGACGCTGATTATTAAAAAGAACGATGAGCCGCAGCCGGGTGGCGTGGTGGTCATCCCGCCGCCTGCCAGCGATGAGCCGGTGATAAAAAATACGTTTTTCTTTCCTGACATCGACCCGAAACGCGTGCGTGAAGGGATGCGCCTTGAGCAGACCGTTGCCCCGGCCCGGCTGCGTGAGGCCATCAAAACCGGCATCGCCGAAACCAATGCCGAGCTTTTTTTGTGGCGGGAACAGCAGATTGCCGGGGGTTTTAGCAAGCTGGCCGACGTGCCGGCTGACGATCTCGACGGCGAAAGCGTGCGCGTTTTCTATTACCTGCGCGCCGTCACCTCAATGGCGACCGCCACGCTCTATGAGCGTTATCGCGGTGTGGATGCCAGCGCCAAAGGCGACAAGAAAGCCGACAGCATCGATACCACTGTCGACGAGCTGTGGCGGGACATGCGCTGGGCCGTATCACGCGTCCAGGACAAACCCCGCTGCATCGTGAGCCAAATCTGATGCAGGCCATCGCGCAACAGGGCGACACGCTCGACATGATTTGCGCCCGGTATTACGGGCGCACTGAGGGGGTATTCGAGTCGGTGCTCGCCGCAAATCCGGGGTTGGCAGAGCTCGGCGCAGTTCTGCCACATGGCACGGTGGTCGAACTGCCCGACGTCCAGTCATCCCCCGTAACTGAAACAATTAATCTGTGGGAGTAAACACATGACGGAAGGTGAAAAAAGCGTCCTGTCACTGTTTTTGATCGGCGTGCTGATTGTCGTCGGAAAAGTGCTGGCCGGTGGCGAGCCCATCACCCCCCGGCTTTTTATTGGCCGTATGCTGTTGGGCGGCTTTGTCTCGATGGTGGCCGGGGTGGCACTGGTGCAGTTTCCTGACCTGCCGCCCGCTGCCGTGTGCGGATTTGGCTCCATGCTGGGTATCGCCGGTTATCAGGCGGTGGAAATTGCGATTCAGCGCAAGATTAAAAAAGGGGAAAACGATGGCAGTCATTAAGACACATCCCAACGTTGCGGCATTCCTCGACACGCTGGCGTTTTCGGAAGGGACAGCAACTCATCCGCTGACCCGAAACAACGGTTACGACGTTATCGTCACGGGTCTCGATGGCAAGCCGGAGATTTTTACCGATTATCGCGATCACCCGTTCGCCGGTGGACGCCCGGCGAAGGTCTTCAATCGTCGCGGGGAAAAATCCACGGCATCCGGGCGTTACCAGCAGCTTTATCTGTTCTGGCCGCATTATCAGAAACAGCTCGCTTTGCCGGATTTCAGCCCGGTATCACAGGACAGGCTCGCCATTCAGCTTATTCGGGAGCGTGGCGCGCTGGAAGATTTGCAGCAGGGGCGCATCGAGCGCGCGATTTCCCGCTGTCGCAATATCTGGGCTTCATTGCCGGGTGCCGGATACGGTCAGCGTGAGCATAGCCTCGACAAGCTGGTCGCAGTGTGGCGCAAGGCCGGAGGGGGAACTGCATGAAGATAGTGATTCTCCTGCTGGCGCTGGCCTGTGCGGGTCTGCTGTGGATGCGACACGATAACAGCAATTTGCGCGCCTCATTTGAACGTGCGAACCGGGTCGCCGGTACGCAGAAGACCACGATCACCATGCTGAAAAATCAGCTCAATGTTGCCGCAGAGCAGTCGCAACGTAAAGAGCTGGCGCAGGTCGCCATGAGGGACAAGCTTGCAGCGGCTAACCTGCTGGCTTTCCGGCGTGAACAAACCATCACGAGGTTACTCAATGAAAATGACGCGTTTCGCCGCTGGTATCGCGCTGATTTACCTGATGCTGTGCGCCGGTTGCACCAGCGCGCCGCCTGTGCCAATGCCGCCGCCGGTGATTGTTTACAACGCCTGCCCGGAGGTCAGCCCCTGCCCAATGCCGGGAAGCGACCCGGTAACTAATGGCGACCTGAGCGCGGATATACGCCAGCTTGAAAGTGCCCTACAGAGTTGCGCAATTCAGGTTGATACGGTGAAACAATGTCAGGATGAAATCGATGCAAAAGCCCAAGAGTCTGCGAAAAGCCTTAACTGATGCGGTGCCGGTACTGCGTACCAACCCTGATATGCTTTGCCTTCGCCTGGACGATGGCAACAATACGGCGACGCTGGCGCGCTCCCTGTCGTTTGAAAAGCGGTACACGCTTAACATCGTGGTGACGGATTTCACCGACGATATTGACCTGTTGTTTGTGCCGATTATGGCCTGGCTGCGCGTCAATCAGCCGGACATCATGACAACCGACGAGGGGAGAAAAAAAGGATTTGCCTGGTACGCTGACATTAATAACGACAGCAGCCTCGATGTCAGCATCAGCCTGTTGCTGACCGAGCGCACGCTGGTCAAAGAGGCCGACGGCGCAATGTACGTTGAGAACATCCCGGAGCCGCCACCGCCGGAGCCGGTGACGCGCCCTGTCGAGATGTGGAGTAATGGCGAACGGGTGAGTAAATGGGATGAATGACTTCAAACCCTTTGAGGACAAGCTCGCCGGATTGATAGCGGCCCTTTCCCCCGCCGGGCGTCGTCGGATGACCGTCGACATTGTGAAGAAACTGCGCCAGCGGCAACAGCAGCGCATTAAATCGCAAAAAGCGCCGGACGGTTCGCCGTTCGTCCCGCGTAAGCGCCCGCCTGTCAGAGCAAAGCAAGGCCGGATTAAGCGCGAGATGTTTATGAAGCTTCGGAGCAATCGCTATATGAAAGCGAGAGGCAACGACAGCGCGGCGGTGGTGGAATTTACCGGAAAAGTGCAGCGCATCGCCCGTGTGCATCAGCTCGGACTAAAGGATAAACCATCCCCCAAAAGCGCCACCGTCGAGTATCCACAGCGTCAGCTCCTGGGCTTTACCGCCGATGACCGGCAGCTTGTGGAAAGTGTCATTATCGACTACCTCGCGGATTGAGCTGACACAGTTATTACTGGGAGCACACAATCAACTCTGGCAGTCTGCTTTGAGAGAAAGCGGAAATTGGCGCTTTCCCTCAAAAAAAGTGGCTTTAGAAACCACTGCCATTCAATGAGTTGTTGGCCAGTGTTTTGTCAGACTATTTTGGTTCATCAAAATATTCGTTTCCATCTTCATCCCTGTATCCTTGTAGTCCTGAGGCGAAATCATGAAAATACCCTCCTCCCAAATCGGCTTCGTGTTCTATTTGATTACCGGTAAAGTAGTTTCCGGCCGACATACTTAAATTATTTGGAAGAGGTGCTGAAGGCTCCTCACACCATGAGGGGATCTCTATAGAAGGCTTCTGATTCCGATCAAATTTCTTATACACCCAATCAGCACACTGATAGCGGCTAATTCCGTCAAACAAAAATTCGTGAGTTACACATGACGAATAATATCTTTCGATAAATGACTCGACTGCACAGGTTATGTCCTCAGGATGTACAAGAAAACATTCACTTTTGCTGCCAGTGCTAAAGTGAATTAGACGTACAAAATCAGGTTGATATTCAAGATACGTCAAAAGTCTAGATTCAATCTCATGAACATCACCGCATATAATGTTGTAAGCAGTATAAATAAAGTATCCTGGACACTGGGAAGAAGTATGTCGGCTATGCGGACCACGGGTTGTTTTTCCAACTTTTGACCATTGGTGGTTGTAGATATCAGCACCAACATATATCCAGTTATCGCTCATACAGATTCCTCACTATGAGAAAGAAACGTTCTGAACATTTTATCATTCAGTGATCTGCGCCCAAAGGATTAATGTAGTGCTGACTTAGTAATGTCCGCTTCTGGCACAGTGCTGCCGGTCAGATTAGGTCTGGCTCTGTGCCATGGATGTGTCAGGTCAAATCCGGGCTGATACAGATAACGTTGTGCCAGCCAGGGCAAAACGCCCGCAGATTGCCGCCAGATTCCTCCGGCGGCATCCTTTCCCCCTATGAATACTCTCGCATCTATCCAGGAACTCGCCCGCGCGATACGCAACATGATCCGCACCGGCATCGTCGTCGAAATTGACCTCGACGCCGGGCGCTGTCGAGTGCAAACCGGCGGCATTTATACCGACTGGCTCCAGTGGCTGACGCATCGGGCCGGGCGCTCGCGTACCTGGTGGGCTCCCTCCATTGGTGAGCAGGTGATGATTCTGGCCGTGGGTGGTGAGCTCGATACCGCTTTTGTGCTGCCGGGTATTTATTCAGACGACAACCCAGCGCCGTCGGTCTCGGAGGATGCCTGGCACGTTGAGTTTCACGACGGTGCCGTTATGAGTTATGAGCCGGAAACCGGCGCGCTGACCGTCACCGGCATTAAAACCGCCGATGTGACCGCATCCGACTCGGTTGTCGTCAGCGTGCCGGTGGTGCTGGTAAAAGCCTCGACCCGCGTCACCCTCGATACGCCGGAGGTGGTCTGTACCAACAAGCTGACGACCGGCACGCTGGAGGTAAAGCAAGGCGGCAAGATGTCAGGTGATATCGAGCACAGCGGCGGCGCTTTCACTTCCAACGGCGTGCAGGTGGATAAACACGGCCACGGCGGCATCAGGCGCGGCGATGAATGGACGGAGGGCACCAAATGACGGCGCGTTATCTCGGCATGAACCGCACGACCGGTGAAAGCATTTCAGACGTTGACCATATCAGCCAGAGCATCGGGGATATTCTGCGCACGCCCGTCGGCTCCCGCGTCATGCGTCGTGAATACGGCTCGCTGTTGTCGCAGATGATTGACCAGCCTCAGACCCCGGCGCTTGAGCTACAAATTATGGCCGCGTGCTACATGGCGATCCTGAAGTGGGAGCCGCGCGTCAGGCTGACCGGCATCACCACAGCGCGGCAGTTTAACGGGCAGATGGTCGTCGACGTGACCGGCCAAATCACCGATACCGGCGAGAGCCTTTCCTTAACCATCCCTGTGAGTTGAACCTATGGCAGTTATCGACCTGAGCCAGCTCCCCGCGCCTGATGTGGTGGAAACACTGGATTTTGAAGCCATCCTCGCCGAGCGTAAAGCGACGCTGATTTCACTGTACCCGGAAGACGAGCAGGAGGCGGTCGCCAGGACGCTGACGCTGGAGTCCGATCCACTGGTGAAATATCTGGAAGAGAATGCTTATCGGGAGGTGATTTTACGCCAGCGCATCAACGAGGCGGCAAAAGCCGGAATGGTGGCCTATGCCATCAAAAACGACCTTGACCAGCTCGCGGCAAACAATAACGTTGAGCGCCTGGTCATCACCCCCGGAGACGATACCCAAATCCCGCCGGTGGCGGCGGTCATGGAATCCGACAGCGATTTGCGCCAGCGTGTACCGGCCGCATTTGAGGGGATGAGTGTCGCCGGGCCAACCGGTGCCTATGAATTTCACGCCCTGAGCGCCGATGGTCGTGTCGCGGATGCCTCGGCGAACAGCCCGACCCCGGCTGAGGTGACTATCGCCGTGCTGTCGCGGGAAGGTGACGGCACGGCATCGGATGATTTATTGCTGGCTGTCAGTACCGCGCTGAATGATGAGAGCGTGCGCCCGGTCGGTGACCGCCTGACAGTCGTCTCGGCCGAAATTGTCAGTTATGCGGTCAATGCGGTGTTGTACGTCTACCCCGGCCCGGCGACCGAGCCCATTCTAGCCGCCGCGAAAGCGCAATTAACCGCCTATATCACCGAGCAGCGCCGCCTCGGTCGGGATATTCGACGATCTGCCATCTATGCCGCGCTGCATGTGCAGGGTGTCCAGCGCGTCGAACTGCGCGAACCGCTGGCCGACGTCGTGCTCGATAAAACCCAGGCCGCGTACTGCACCGAAACCAGTGTCGTGATCGGGGGCTCCGATGAGTAACTCGCTGATGGCGACCGGGTCGTCGGTGCTGGAACAACGAGCCGCCGAAGCGTGCGCCGTCATCAGCGATTTATCTGTGCCGCTGCGTGATTTGTGGAACCCCTGGCGATGCCCCGTAAAATTTCTGCCGTATCTGGCGTGGGCGTTTTCTGTCGACCGCTGGGAAGAAACCTGGTCGGAAACAGTGAAACGCCAGGCGGTCAGTGATGCTTTCTGGATCCACCAACGCAAAGGCACCGTTGCCGCCGTTCGCCGGGTGATTGAAACGCTGGGTTACAGCATGACGCTCCAGGAATGGTGGGAAGTAGCCGACCCCGCAGGGACATTCCGCCTTGAGATTGACCTCAATGATATCGGCATCACTGAACCGATGATTAAAGAGCTGGAGCGGATTATCGGTGATGCAAAGCCGGTCAGTCGCCATATATCACAGCTGACACTATCGGCATCCGTAAGAGGGACGGCTTACACCGGTTCTGCGTTGGTTGATGGTGAGGTAATCGCGGTTTATCCGCCGGACTATAAACCGGATGACGGAATTATTTACGACGGCATGGCGCAATTTAGCGGTAATTATTATTTTTCAGGTGAGCAAAAATGACAAACATCATTGAACAATCGGTATGGGAAGGCAGCATTCACCTGTTATCGCGTGCTGAAAAAGTGGAAGGCGGTCTGACAGGTTCCGCAAATATTCAGGCTAAACAACTGGCAAACCGTACCCGTTATCTGATGGACAGTATGGATGTGATTAAATCAGGCGAGTCGCCGTACTGGTCTGAAGACGCCGCAAAAGCCGCCATTCAGCAGGGTATCATCCAGGAGGGGGCGCTATTTTCTGTCAGGAGCCAGAACGGGCTGGCGTGGGTAGATGAATACCGCAATGTGAACGGCGTCCCCATCGCTACTGGCAAATCCCTGCCGGACGCCTCGGCTATTATTCCGTTCGTGGTGCCAAATGAAACCGACCCAACCGGCACGATTACCGGGCTGTCACTGACGCGCGGCGGTCAGTATTTCATGGTGCGCCGTGATGACAGTAAATTTCCGATAACGTATTACCTGAATGCCAATGGCGTGGCTGAAGTGGTTGACCGTGTGCCGGGTATGTCAACGATTAATCAGCTTGGCAGTGATATCCGAAAAACAAATGTCTACCTGCCCGGTAAGAATCTTTTTAATAAAGACGCGGTAACAGTTGGGTATTATTTATTTGAAGGGTCTGGCGAGCCAAGAATTAACCCGGATTACTGTTATTCAGATTATATTGGTGTTAAAGCCGGCAGCGTGTACAGCTCAGATAAACGCATACGCATCGTTACGTTTTACGATGAAAATTACAATTATCTCAGCGATATTATTAACGTATATTCGTTTACCGTACCCGTTAACGCGGCGTCGGTGCGTCTGTCCGTTTCACTCCCCCTTGTTGATACTTTTCAGCTGTCGTTTGGCGTGGGCGTGCTGCCGTATGAAAGTTATCAGATGGTGTTACCGCAGAATGTTCAGACGGCCAGAATGAATGTGATTGAGGCGCTGGACTTTGCGCCAGGTAAAAACCTGTTTGACCCGGCGGGTGTGATGGATGGTGTACATCTGTCATCCATCGGGACGATTTTCACCGATGGTGATTACACCATGTCTGTTTCTGCGTATATCGCCGTTACGCCAGGAGAAAGCCTTTGTATTAATCAGCAGTGGAAAGCCGCAACATGGTATGACAAAAGCGGCGTTTTCATCAGCAGGCAGTATGATGAATCCTATTTAGCCAAACCCATTGGCGTATTTATCATCCCGGAAAATGCCGCGTATTTACGCGTTGAGGTGCCTAAATCTGTTGTCACGGCGACGATGGTCGAGCGTGGCACTGTTGCAACGGAATTTGAACCGTTTCGCCTGGCATCGCCGAAAGACTATGCAGGCCGGAAGGTGCAGTATGGCCCGGTGCCTCGGAATGATAATCCGGTGATTTTCGGTGCGGGCACTAATCTGTTTAATAAAAACACGGCCAGCGCAGGATATATAAACGAGTACGGTTCATTGTACCCGGTGCAGGGTTCATCCGGGACGGCGTATGTCTATTCAGAATATATCCCTGTAAAAGCAGGCGTAAAATATAAATCAAATCTTCAGCTGCGATTTGTGGAGTTTTCGGACGCGGAAAAGAAATTTATATCGACGGTTGTCCGGGTGACTGATTTCACTCCACCTGCCGGGGTGGAATATGTGCGTGTCACGGTAGCGCAGACCAGCGCGGCGTCACTGTTTCTGGCAGAGGGAGACCAGCTGAATCAACAAGCTGATTACGTTCATGTGATGGCACCGAAAGCCAGCGACGGTACGCCGGTACGTATTCCGGGTGAAATGGTGATTGCGGATGGGCTGGATATTAATTTTGTGCAGCATGGCCTGCTGGTATCCGGCAAAAATATATACAACAAATACACGCGAAAATCAGGGTATATCGATGAGGGCGGGGTCATTCGTGAGCCGGATGCGCGTTATGATTATTCTGATTTTATTCCTGTGACCCCAGGTAAAACCTATGCATTAAATCCGGGGGCCAGATTTGTCGCGCTGTATTCGAAGAATAGAGCGTTTATCAGGGCGGTCGCTGATTCCAGTCAGAATATTAAATCAATTACGCCGGACGCCGATTGTTATTTTGTCCGGGTAACAGTCAGCGTGGCCTTTAGTGACACATTCCAGATGGAGGAAGGTGATGCATCGACGACTTACGAGCCGTTTGCATATTCGCTACTTTCCGCTATGCCCGATGGCACGCCGGTAGCCGGGGGGGGAAGCCAGCCGGAGCCGCAGCCGGAAACGGTGATTGTCCCGGACGTTTACGGGATGGAGCGACTGCGTGAAACCCGTATGAGGCTGACGAAAATGACGTTTGCCGAGGCGGTTCGACTTGTCGTAGCGATGCTGGGAGACAGCTATACGAGGACGTCAGCGCGTTATGTGCTGAAAGTCGCGCAGATATTATGGCGCTATTTCAACAATGCAGGCACGGCCGCCATAGTGCCACCCATCGGGTACGGCTGGCGCTCGTTTGGTTTTGACCCTAACGGCGAAAACACCGATGTTATCGGCACGAAGGTCAACCGAACCGGGTTTACCTGCGCTTATAACACCGGCCACGGCCCGGATATTTCGTCAGTGACGGCAGCGGCCAGCGGCGCGAGGATTTCATACAGCCAGAATTTTGCGCTGGGCTTTGACTCATTCCTGTTCGCGGAGGGTGGTTCCGGGGTGATTCAGTATCAGGCGACGGGGGGCGAGCCGGTCACTATTGACCTTTCGACCTATCCGGCCGGGATGCAGATTTTACCGCTCGCGCTTCCGGCTACCGGAAACGGCACCGTGACGTATACGGTCATCACCGCGCCGGTAACGCTTTACGGCGTCAACATCCTCAATAAAACCGCATCGGGTGTGCTTATCCACAAAATGGGCGGTAGTGGTTCACATACCCGGCATTGGGTGACGGCGATGGATGCACGCTGGCTTGCGGCATTTGAAAGTCTTGGGGCGGATCTGGTTACCATCATGCTGGGTACGAATGACCAGGGGGCGAAGCTGTCTGCATCGACGTTCAGGAATAACATTCTGACGATGATTGATAACGTCCGTTCAGTTCGCCCCACGGCTGATATTTTGCTGATTTGCCCGGCGGAAAATAACCGCGACGGCGGAAACAGTATTCCCATGACCACTTACGCGGAGGTGATGTACAAAATCGCACGTGATGACAGGGATGTGGCGTTTTTAAATATGCAGGCGTCATTTGGTGAAAGTCATGAGGATTATGCCGCCGGTTCAGCGAGACCGTGGATGATTGGCGACGGGCTTCACCCTGACCCGAGTACCGGCGGTTACGCGATTGCCGGTGCAATTACTCGCGCAATCGGTCTGCCAGTCGTTTAAGCCAGGGGGAGAATATGGAAAAAGTATACCAGGCCATTCTGACCGAAAAGGGCCGCGACAAACTGGCGGCAGCGGCTATCACTGGCGAACAGGTCGGGTTTACCATGATGGGCGTGGGGGATGGTGGCGGGCAATCTGCCGCGCCATTATCCGCACAGGACTCGCTGATTAACGAGCTGTACCGCGCATCATTAAACAGGCTGGTCATCGCTGACCAGGCCGCAAATGTGATCCGGGCTGAAATGGTCATGCAGCCGCAGGTCGGCGGGTTCTGGTTACGGGAGGCCGGATTATACGACGATGCGGGCGACTGTCTGGCGGTGGCGAACCTGCCGCCCTCTTATAAACCGATGCTTGCGGAGGGGGCGGGCCGGTTGCAGGCAATCAATCTTTGGATAGCGGTCAGCAATACCGCCGATGTGCAGCTGATGACTGACCCGACAGTGATTATTGCCAGCGTGGATGAGGTGACACGCGCAAAGAATGAGGCAAAAGATTATACCGATGAGGTGTTAGGCGCCCTCGATACGAACATAAAGCAGATTATTGCCGAAGCCGTCAAAACGGCGGTAAGCGATGCCTGGGAACTGGATAACCCCGTCGGCACCACGCGGTTTTTTAATCAGAACCTGAACCCCAATGAGCGCTGGCCGTGGTCGGAGTGGGTATATACCGGCGAAAATAGAACGATCCGCGTCGGCAAAGCCGATGGCTCAAACGTAGGCGCTACCGGTGGCAGCGATACCGTCACGCTTCAGCGTAATAACCTGCCAGCTGTACAGATTGATGTGAGCGGTGAAACCAGCGAGCAGATAGAGCAAAAACTGACAACCACGAAAAATGGTAAACACAATCATGGTGGTGTGGCCGGTAAAGATGACCCGTGGGAAATTGGCGGTGATGTGCGGCAGCTCTTTAACCCGAAAGAGCTGGGTGTGACCGATGATGCCGGAGAGCACGAACACGAAGTCACGGTACCGGCGCACAAACACACGACCAGCGGCAAAACCGCCAATCTCGGCGAAGATAAATCGTTCAGCGTGGTGGAAGCGCACACCCTGCTGATGTGCTGGAGCCGCGTCGCCTGACCTGTGACGGTCATTTCTGTTGTACTGTCCCTGTTACAGCGGGGATGACTCGTCACCCCTTCACCCACGATTGAAAATAATGCTCACCCTTAACCACGGAGTTAAACGGATGAGCGATTTTCATCACGGCGTTCAGGTTGTCGAGATTAACGACGGCACCCGCGTCATTTCCACCGTATCAACGGCGATTATCGGCATGGTCTGTACGGCCAGCGATGCCGATGCCGCCACCTTCCCACTTAATAAGCCCGCACTGATTACCAGCGTGCAAAGCGCCATTGCGAAAGCGGGTACAAAAGGTACCCTGGCCGCATCCCTCCAGGCAATTGCCGACCAGTCGAAACCGGTCATTGTCGTTGTGCGCGTTGCCGAAGGTACCGGCGACGATGCCGAAGCGCAGACTATTTCCAACATCATCGGCGGCACCGACGAAAGCGGCAATTACACCGGGCTGAAAGCGCTGCTCACGGCGGAGGCTGTAACCGGCGTTAAACCGCGCATCCTCGGTGTGCCGGGCCTCGATTCCCTCGAAGTGGCGACCGCGCTCGCGCCGATTTGTCAGAAGCTCCGCGCCTTTGGTTATATCAGCGCCTGGGATTGCCAGAACATTTCCGAGGCGATGCTCTATCGCGAGAATTTCAGCCAGCGTGAGCTGATGGTTATCTGGCCGGATTTTCTGGCATGGGATACCACGGCGAACGCGACCGAAACCGCCTGGGCGACCGCCCGCGCCCTGGGCCTGCGCGCCAAAATCGACCAGGACACCGGATGGCATAAAACTCTGTCAAACGTTGGTGTGAATGGCGTCACCGGCATCAGCGCGTCGGTCTTCTGGGATTTGCAGGAATCCGGCACCGATGCCGACCTGCTTAACGAGGCTGGCGTCACCACGCTCATTCGTAAAGACGGTTTCCGCTTTTGGGGCAACCGCTGCTGCTCCGATGACCCGCTGTTCCTGTTCGAGAACTACACCCGCACCGCGCAGGTTATCGCCGACACAATGGCCGCTGGTCACATGTGGGCGGTCGATAAGCCCATCACCGCCACCCTGATTCGGGACATCGTTGCGGGTATCAATGCGAAATTCCGCGAGATGAAAACGGCGGGCTATATCGTCGATGCGACCTGCTGGTTTGATGAATCGGCCAACGACGCGGCGACCCTCAAAGCCGGGAAACTGTATATCGATTATGACTATACGCCGGTTCCCCCTCTCGAAAACCTGACGCTACGCCAGCGCATTACCGATAAATACCTGGCGAATCTGGTGTCATCGGTTAACAGCAATTAAGGAGCCCTGACCAATGGCAATGCCGCGCAAGCTCAAATACCTGAACACGTTTCTGGATGGCGTCAGCTATCTCGGCGTTATCGAGTCCGTCACCCTGCCAAAGCTGACCCGTAAGCTGGAAAACTACCGGGGCGGAGGGATGTCAGGCTCGGCCCCTGTCGATTTCGGCCTCGACGATGACGCGCTGGCGATGGAGATTTCCCTCGGCGGCTTCCCTGATGATGCGATCTGGTCACTTTACGGTGCCGTCGGTACCGGGACGCTACTGCGCTATGCAGGCTCTTACCAGCGGGACGATACCGGCGAAACCGTGGCGGTGGAAGTTGAGACCCGTTTCAAGGTGAAGGAAGTCGATAACGGCGAGAGCAAACAGGGAGAGGATACCAGCAGCAAGTTATCGCTGGTCTGCACGTACTACAAGCTGACCATGAACGGTAAAGAGCTGGTCGAAATCGACGTCCTCAACATGATTGAGAAGGTGAACGGCGTCGACCGACTCGACCAGCACCGCCGCAATATCGGCCTGTAATTTTTCCCCGGCCAGCATGCATGGCCGGTTAATCCCGAATCCGTAAACAGCGAGAAAATCATGAGCAAAGAAAACATCGTCACCCTGGAAAACCCCATCAAACGCGGCGAGCAGGTCATCGAAAAAATCACCCTGATGAAGCCCAACGCCGGAACCCTGCGCGGTGTCAGCCTGGCCGACGTTGCGCGCTCTGAAGTGGATGCCCTGATTAAAGTGTTGCCGCGTATGACCAGCCCATCACTCACCGAGTCGGATGTCGTCATGATGGATTTACCCGATTTGATGGCGCTGGCAACAAAGGTGATCGGTTTTTTGTCGCCGAATTTGGCGGATTAAATTTCCCGAAAGACCTGTCGGTCGATGACCTGATGGCGGATATCGCGGTGATTTTTCACTGGCCGCCATCAGAGTTATATCCCATGAGCCTGACCGACCTCACCACCTGGCGCGAAAAGGCGCTACAGCGAAGCGGAAACACGAATGAGTAACGACGTTAAATTGCAAGTATTACTCAAGGCTGTTGACCAGGCGACCCGTCCGTTTAAATCCATCCAGACAGCGAGCAAAACGCTGTCTGGTGATATCCGGGACACTCAAAAATCGCTGCGTGAACTGAATGGCCAGGCATCCCGAATTGACGGGTTTCGCAAGGCCAGCGCGCAACTTGCCGTTACCGGTCAGGAGCTGAAGAAAGCTAAACAGGAAGCCGCCGCACTGGCGATCCAGTTTAGAAATACTGAACAGCCGACGCGCGCGCAGGCGCAGGCAATGGATGCCGCACGTAAAAGCGCCGCAGCGCTCCAGCTCAAACACAACAGCTTGCGGCAGGCTGTACAACGCCAGAGGCAGGAACTCAGCCAGGCGGGAATCAATACCCGCAGCCTGGCGGCAGACGAGCGCCGGTTAAAAACCAGCATCAGCGAAACGACGGCGCAGCTCAATCGTCAGCGTGAAGCGCTGGCGCGGGTCAGCGCGCAACAGGCAAAGCTCAACGCGGTTAAGCAGCGATATCAGGCCGGTAAGGAGCTGGCCGGAAATGCGGCTGCAATGGGGGCCGCCGGTGTCGGTATGGCGACGACCGGCTCGCTGGCCGGTGTTGCGCTGATGAAACCGGGTTATGATTTTGCGCAGAAAAATTCCGAGTTACAGGCTGTACTCGGCGTGGCGAAAGACTTCGCAGAAATGACGGCTTTGCGAAAGCAGGCCCGACTGCTGGGTGACAATACAGCCGCCTCTGCCGATGATGCGGCCGGTGCTCAGATTATCATTGCAAAAGCAGGCGGAGACGCGGCGGCGATTCAGGCGGCGACGCCCGTCACACTTAATATGGCGCTTGCTAACCGTCGAACAATGGAAGAGAACGCCGGTTTGCTGATGGGGATGAAATCAGCTTTCCAGCTCACTAACGATCAGGTCTCTCACATCGGTGATGTCCTGTCGATGACAATGAATAAAACCGCCGCAGATTTTGACGGGCTTAGTGATGCGCTGACATATGCTGCGCCGGTGGCGAAAAATGCCGGTGTCAGTATTGAGGAAGCCGCTGCAATGGTTGGCGCCCTACATGATGCGAAAATTACGGGGTCAATGGCTGGTACGGGTAGCCGCGCTATTTTAAGTCGATTACAGGCACCGACCGGGCAAGCCTACGCGGCGATTAAAGAGCTTGGGGTTAAAACGGCAGACAGTAAAGGGAATACCCGCCCGATATTTACCATCCTGAAGGAAATGCAGGCCAGTTTTGAAAAAAATAAGCTGGGTACCGGTCAGCGCGCTGAATACATGAAAACGATCTTCGGTGAAGAGGCCAGCTCTGCCGCCGCTGTTTTGATGAACGCGGCTCAATCAGGAAAGCTGGACAAGCTCACTGCTGCATTTAAAGCCTCTGACGGTAAGACGGAGGAACTAGTTAAGGTTATGCAGGACAACCTCGGCGGCGACTTTAAAGAGTTTCAGTCGGCATATGAGGCTGTAGGTACTGACCTTTTTGACCAGCAGGAGTCCTCCTTACGTAAACTGGTGCAAACAGCTACCGGCTACGTGCTCAAACTTGATAAATGGATCCAGCAAAATAAAGAGCTCGCGCAGACGCTGGGGGTGATTACCGCTGTGGCGATCGGGGTCGTGGGGATGATTGGGGCTATTGGGCTGATTGCCTGGCCGGTGATAACCGGTGTAAATGCCATCATCGCCGCTGCGACGGCGCTCGGTACCGTATTTACTACGGTGGCCGGTGGCGTCGTTACTGCAATTGGCGCGATCTCCTGGCCGGTTGTTGCTGTCGTGGCCGCAATAGTGGCCGGGGCATTGCTCATCCGTAAATATTGGGAACCCATCAGCGCGTTTTTTGGCGGCGTGATGGAAGGATTGCGCACGGTCTTTGCGCCAGTAGCAGAACTATTTGCACCGCTTAAACCGATGTTTGACTGGCTGGGCGGAAAACTTAAAGCCGCATGGGACTGGTTTAACAACCTGATCGCGCCGGTCAAATCATCGCAGGAAACCTTAAACAGTTTTCGTGATGCCGGTGTGTTGTTTGGTCAGCGCCTGGCTGACGCTCTTACGTTACCGCTTACAGCATTCAATAAGCTGCGCAGCGGTATCGATTGGGTGCTTGAAAAGCTCGGCATAATCAACAAAGAGTCCAGCACGCTTGACCAGACTGCCGAAAAAGCAAATGCAGCCACGCAGGGTAACTCTTATATCCCGGCTACTAGTACTTATAGCGGCTATCAGGCATATCAACCCGTCACTGCACCCGCCGGACGTTCTTACATCGACCAGAGTAAAAGCGAGTATCACATTTCCGTTGATGGTGGCGGTAACGGCACTCAGCTCGATCGCCAGCTACAAGATGCGCTCGAAAAATTTGAGCGTGAAAAACGCGCCCGCCAGCGTGCCAGCATGAACCACGATGGATAGGAGGTGACGAAAAATGATGCTCGCACTCGGTATGTTTGTTTTTATGCGCCAGACGTTGCCACACCAGACGATGCAACGCGATGCCGAATATCGGTGGCCGTCAAACTCCCGCGTAGGTAAGCGGGATTCTTTCCAGTATCTGGGGCCGGGTGAGGAAAAAATTACCTTGGCCGGGACGCTTTACCCTGAGTTGACCGGCGGAAAGCTGACGATGACGGCTATTCGTCTGATGGCTGACCAGGGGCGAGCCTGGCCGTTACTGGATGGAACTGGCACGATTTACGGTATGTACGTCATCAATAATATCAGCGAGACAGGAAGCCTGTTTTTTGCTGACGGCACGGCGCGTAAAATTGATTTTACGCTGACGCTCACCCGCGTGGATGAATCCCTTGCGGCGCTGTATGGCGATATCGGCGAACAGGCAAAATCACTGATTGGCAAGGCGGGAAATATGGCCTCGTCAGTGGCTGGCATGGTGGGGATTAGCTGATGCTGGATATGCTGAATCTTAATGCGGGTGGCGTACTGACGCCCGATTTTATGCTGATGCTCGACAGAAAAGATATTACCGGCAACATCAGTAACCGGTTGATGAGCCTGACCATGACAGACAATCGCGGCTTCGAAGCCGACCAGCTCGACATCGAGCTTGATGATGCTGACGGGCTGGTCGAGCTACCGTTACGCGGTGCTGTACTGACGCTTTACCTCGGGTGGAAAGGCTTTGCGTTGTTTGGTAAGGGAAGTTTTACCGTCGATGAGGTTGAGCATCATGGCGCGCCGGACACGGTGACAATCCGCGCCCGTAGCGCCGATTTTCGGGGAACGCTTAACTCACGTCGGGAAGAGTCCTGGCACGATAAGACGCTCGGCGAAATCGTGGCAGCGATAGCGACACGTAACAAACTGACGTCGAGCGTTATACCCGAGCTGGCCGGAATAAAAATTCCTCATATCGACCAGTCACAGGAATCGGATGCCAAATTTTTGACACGGCTCGCCGAGCGAAACGGCGGTGAGGTTTCGGTAAAAGCGGGAAAGTTGCTGTTCCTCAAAGCCGGTCGTGGGGTTATAGCCAGCGGAAAAGCCATTCCGCAGGTCACGATCACCCGCAGCGATGGCGACCGCCATCAGTTTTCCATTGCTGACCGTGGGGCATATACCGGCGTTACGGCAAAGTGGTTGCACACCAAAGACCCGAAGACACAAAAACAAAAGGTTACGTTAAAACGCAAACCCAAAGAGCAGCATTTACGCGCGCTACAGCACCCCAAAGCCAAACCGGTAACGAAGAAAAAAACGGTGAAGACGCCGGAAGCCAGGGAGGGTGAATACATGGTCGGCGAGGATGACAACGTGTTTGCCCTAACGACAATTTTTTCAACCAAAGCGCAGGCCATGCGAGCCGCCCAGGCCAAATGGGACAAACTGCAACGTGGTGTTGCTGAGTTTTCTATCAGGCTTGCGACAGGACGAGCCGACCTCTACCCGGAGACACCAGTGCAGGTTTCAGGCTTTAAGCGCGTCATAGACGAGCAGTCATGGACAATCACGAAGGTTATGCACTCTCTGAGTAATGTTGGCTTTACGACGAGCTTAGAGCTTGAGGTTAGATTGTTGGATGTAGAGTACGGGAATGAAGGGGAGGAAGAATAA